CCCAAATTCAAAACCATCATGAATGCAGCCAAGCCAGAATTTAATCCCTTCCAAGATTCTTTCCCACATATCGTCAGAGCATCCACAAACGCATGAAAACCGTAAAGGTCAATGTTTTTTTGCATAAATCCCCTTGTTTTGTGCGCCAAGCGTCGTGGGTACGGGAAAGACATATGCCCTCACAAACTCTGGTTCGCTTGAGTCTGACGCAGTGTAAATCGTACCTGGATTCGATCCGAGCTGTTTACAAAAGAACGCCGTTGCAGTCTCCTGACATTGAATTCTTAAAAAGTTTAACCATCCGATTGAGCACATTCTGGCTCCCTGCCCGCTCTCTCCGCCGGCAATAATCCATTTCAGAGGTTTTGCTTCATCAAAAAGCCATTCTCCAAGATTTACTTCGCTAAGCAGCGGTTCGCATGAAAGTCCGTGGCAAGCCGCTGGAATTTTCAAAAGCTCTGGAATTCTCTGTTCCGCCGCATCTTGATTCTCGACACTCGCCAAAATAATAATGTTCTTCGGAATGGTCATTCGGTTCAGCCATGCGTCCAGCCAGACGCCAAGTTTTCCGCTGTATTCGTTGCTTGAATAAAAAGCATCTTCATTCGCCATGTCCATCACTTTTCCGACCAGTTTCGAAAAGTTCTCCGGTCGCTTCGTACATAAAATCCATACGCATTGATCGCACACCATAACAGTATAAAGCATTTCCAGGAGCCATATAGCTTGGACTTCTTCGTCCAACCAATCTCCAAGACTGAGTGAAAATATTCTGCGTCGATGAAAATTAGTCGAGTAACAATCTTGCGTTCCAGGTTCTTTGCTTTTGGTGCAAAGGTTTGGAATTGTCGCATGCGCTGTTCCGCAATTGTCGCAAATCCACGGTCTTCGATTCATCGCCAAAGCATTCTTGACAGCCCCAGAGTGCTTTAAGCGCGGTGCACCTTTACCCCAATGACTGACCGGCTCAATCATCATCCTGTCGTCTCTCGTTTTAGCATAACATCTGGCGCACCCAGATTCTTTCAATCCGCCGTGCTGGTCTTTGACCATCGTGCAACCACTCCACCAATTGACCGTCGAATCGCACCAGGAAATATTTGTTTTCTCGCTCATGTGGTCTTATTCCGTTTTGGTTTCAACTTCGATTTCCTCAAGTTCATTTTATCAACTCTTGCTCGTGAGTGCACTCTGAGGCCTTCGCCAGATTCTTTACTGCCTGTTTGTAATAGGTAGCCTTCAGTTCTGATCCCATTCCGCGACGATTGTTTATGACAGCGCCAAAGACCTCGCTGCCGACTCCCATGTATGGTGTAAAAACTGTCTCGCGTTCGTTCGACCAAAGGATCACCGCTCGTTCGATGACGTCCAACTGCAAAGGATGCACGTGCTTTTCGTCGTCCGTGTCCCGGCTTTCTTCGTAGGGCAGAACATTACCAATTCGAATATCATCCCAAAATGAGGAGGCGTATTGACGCCAAATCCAATGTGAGAAACGGTTTTCGGTCTGCTTGCCCTTGAAGTTTTTAAATTGCTGCAATTCATGAGGCATGGCCCTTTCGCCAGCGTACCTCGTCAAGCCTTCTGGGTGCGCGACAGGGATCTTGTTCTCCCCTTTCTTGCGAAACATCAGGAGGTAGTCTGCGCTGGCGACATCGCACAAAGTTGAATCTTCCACAATCTGCGCATGAGCCAGACCTTTTGCCATCGTTCGCATCCTGACGCCCAGCGGTTCTTTCCAGATGGCTCGCCTCCCGCAATAAGCAAATCCACATTCGTAATAAAGCCGAATGATGTCGCCGGGGAAATCAATCAGCCCAGTGCCGACATTTGCGCCAACTCCCATTTTCGCAGTTTCGCCCACTCCGCTACCGGGAACATCCATGCAATGTATGGCAACTATTCTTCCGGGCATCATAATCCTGAAAAGAGCCTTTGCTGAGAATCGGTAATGTTCGAAAAATTCCTGATAGTCTTTGCAGTTGGACATGTCTCTTGGGTCTGAGCTATACAAGAATAATCCAGCGAATGGCGGTGAGCTGATGCTCATTCCCACGCAATCGGGCGGCATTGATTCCATTAACTCAATGCAATCACAGTTATACAGGGCGTAAGTGTCTGTGATTTTAGATTCAGTTTTTGGAGCTTCAGATTGTGGCTTTTTATCTTTCACTGCTTCGTTCGTAGTTTTTTTCATAGGTCACAGCCAATTTGGCATTTCTGCATTTTTAGATGAGTTTGTTTTTGCTTCAATTTTCAATTCGTTGTTGATGAGTTCGACGAGCTTGGTAAACATTCTTTCGGCGGCTTCTGCTTTGCGATTTAGATTGTTCAGCACGCCGCGCTCGCCTTCGCTGGTGATCATGTCAATTCTGACTGGCCTTTTCTGTCCAAACCTCCAAGAGCGGCGAATACATTGGTACCACTGCTCAAAGCTGTGAGAGGGAAAGAACGTTTGATGATTGCAGTTTTGAAGGTTTAGCCCAAAACCCAAAATCACGCCTTTTGAAACAATTACACGAATTTTTCCATTAACGAAGTTGATTATTGTTTCTTCTTTAAATTCGTCGCTGTCGTTGCCATCTATTTCAACTGCGTCAGGTATCAGTTTTTCCAACAGGTTCCCTTCCTGATTCAGATGGCACCAGCAAATTGCTGGCTGTCCTGTGTCGTTCACCAAGCTGGCTGCAAGTGCACATCGTTCCTGCATTGTGCGGCGGCGTTCCGATCTTTGCTCCGCAAGCCCAACGGCCGGCAATTCGAACAAATATCCATCCGAAATCGAATTTGCTTTCACGGTGTGCTCGATCGTCGTCAATTTTGGCAAAATATATCCGTCATCATCGAATCCTAAATCTGAAGGTTTACGCACAGCCCTAGCCCAGCTACAAACCCAACGCCAAAAATCCTGTTCGGCGTGCCCTCTGAATCTCCATTTTGCGGATTCGTTCAGCCGGTTAAAATCCATACCCCTATGCCGATAGACCGATGGATGCAAACTGTTCTGAGCATTTTTGAAAAATCTGCCCAACATGTCCATATATCCCAATTCTCCAAGCGCCTCCGAATGTGTGCCCAGTTCGATGTAATCGTTCGGCGCTGCGGTCGCTGTCCAAAGCGACCTGTATTTTATCTTTCGCATGAATTCCGTCACTTGGGCTTTTATCTTTCCATCAAGATTTTTTAAAATCGAGGATTCATCTCCAGCCACTCCTCCAAAATCTTTCCAATCGAATTTTGAAAGTTGCTGGTAATTGGTGATTACGATTTTAGAATTTATTTTACCGTCTCTGGACTGCTTTGCCTCTATTCCGAATTTCTGTCCCTCCTTAACGGTTTGTGGCCCGACTGCAATCGGTGTCAAAAGTAAAACCGGACTGTTTGTTTTCTCAACTATGTTCTGCGACCATGCTAATTGCATTGCGCTTTTTCCGAGCCCAGTGTCTGCAAATATGGCGGCTTTGCCTTTCTCCACCGCCCAGGTTAGCAGCGATTTCTGAAACTCGAAAAGCTTATCTGGAATAAAAGTTGGCTTGAATCCGAAATTGCCGCTGAGTTGAGATTTCGCGTCAATAAATTTCTGATAATCGTTCATTATGGTTGGTCCTCTGAAGTAAATTATTTTGCTTTGATCAAAATTCCTTCGAACGGCAGCCCGTGTTCGTTTTCGAACCACGCCGCCATGTCTTTCAGATCTTTGAATCCGTCTGCCTGTGCAAATGCTTCCATTTCTTCCTGAGACATTATGCTTTTATATTCTTTGATTTGGTCCCCGGTCAAGATTGTCACCCCGTTGAACCAAACTTTTTCGATGCTCGTCAAAATCACTTTCGCCAGTTCGATCTGTTTTGAGCGATATGGCTTGCCTTTCCATTCACGCCAACTCTCCGCATCGCCTGCTTTCGGCATGTCGCATGGTCTCTTTGGCGTCGGCCTCATTGTCTGCCTCTTTGTGCCGGCCCTGACTAATGGCGCAAACCTTGGTTTGAAAGTTCTGACTCGCATGGTCAAAGCGTCATCTCACAGACTTTGCATTTGATGATCCCGTCAGTTGGCACTCCCTGACAGCCATTGGCGGCACAAAACATTGTTGGCTGCGGATTGTTCACTGTGTCCGGTTGCCTTAATTCGCGCCAGCACTCAATGAGTCGAAGCAGACTGCCACCCGATGGAACGGCGGATTTCTTCCGGTCACTGGTCAACCACTTTTGAATCTGCCCCAAGCTCACTTTCTTGGAGTTTGACTTGTTGAACAGTTCTAAAACCTGCGTGAAAGCCCCGCGCCGTTCTGAACAGTACTTAATTAACGGCGACAGAATCTTCTCACTTAATTCGTTTGGATTTTTGATCTTTGTCATAATTTTTAGTGTAGTCGTGACTACAGTTTCTTTAAAGAGATATTTTATCGACGCTCCATT